TTTTACTAAATAAAATTTCTACTAGTGGTAATGAATGGAATATAAGTAATAGGCTAATAGGCTATAATAGAGTTATAGAAACAGATATGAGTCAACAACTAGTTGAACATGCCAATACTGGTATGTTAGATTTTGGGGATAGAAACGCAGGCTATAGAGCAGGAGGTAATGGTGGTAATCTTTTTGGTTCTGCCAAGCCAGTGACATATTTTTGGAAACGATCAAAAGGTTTTTGTGATGTAGTTAGTTATGATGGAACTGGAAGTAACAGGACAATCCAACATAATCTAGGCAGACAACCAGAAATGATATGGATAAAAAATAGAATTTCATCAGAAGATTGGGCAGTTTATTATGGAGATGCAACCGATTATTTACGATTAAATACTGATGGTGGTACTGTTGATGATAGTACATATTGGAATGATACTTCTCCTACATCTACAGTTTTTACTGTTGGAACTAATGATGATGTAAACCATAGTAGCGAATCACATATAGCTTATTTATTTGGATCTGTTACAGGCATAAGTAAAATAGGAACATTTAGTCATACAAATGGATCAAGTACAAATGTAGATTGTGGATTTAGTTCTGGTTCTATATTTGTTGTTGTTAAAAGAACTGATGCTTCAGGCAGTTGGTATGTATGGGATAGTGAAAGAGGTATTGTTTCTGGTAATGATCCTTATTTAGTTTTAGATAACAAAGTAGCAGAGGTTACAAATACAGATTTTATAGATCCACTTAATAGTGGCTTTCAAATGGCTAGTAGTTTTAGTACTGGATCATACTTTTTTTACGCAATAGCAACATAGGAGATAAATGTAATGAGTGAATATAGGCATACAAATGGAACAATTAAAACGGAAAGAGAAATTAGAACAGACAATCCTAATACATCTTTTCCTAGAGGAGTTTTATCTGTAAGTATATTATCAGATCTAGGATACACTGGTATTTTACCTACACCTAAACCAAGTCCATCAGCATCTACAAAAATAATAGTAAGAGATGGAGTTGAACAAGATTCAAGCAATAACTGGGTAGAAAAGTGGGTGGAGCAAGATAGATTTGCAGACATTGAGGGTGGTAAGACTAAATCAGAACAAGATACTGAATATCAAACTAGCCTTGACAATGCACAAAAAGATAATCTTAGATTTATACGTACCTCATTGTTAGAAGAAGCTGATTGGAATATTAATTTAATCACAGACGCTAGTGGTGATGCTAGTGCATGGCGTACTTACCGACAGCAACTACGTGATATCACAAAAGCTTCTGACATTTACGATGTAACATGGCCGACAAAGCCATAGAGTATGTTCGATCCAATTACCATAGGTGCTGCTCTGACCACAGCAAGCACAGCTTTCGCAGGTCTAAAGAGAGCATTTGCCGCAGGTCGTGATATAGAAGCCATGTCAGGAGATCTCTCAAGGTGGATGAGTGCAGCATCAGACATAGATCAAAAAGAAAAGTCAACTAAAAAACCACCTATCTTTCGTAAAGTGTTTGGGTCAGTAGAGCAAGAAGCACTTGAAGCATTTGCTGCTAAAAAGAAACTGGCAGAACAACGATATGAGCTTGAACAATTTATAAAATTTAGTCATGGTCATAAAGCTTGGGAAGAGCTATTGGGCATGGAAGGTAAGATTAGAAAAGCAAGACAAGAACAGTTGTATAAACAACAGGAAATAAAAGATAGAATTATTGAAGGTGTATTCATACTATTTTTAATATGTACTATTGTAGGACTAGGGTGGCTAGTCTGGTATTTAAAATCAATTCAGGAGTAGTTAATGGAAATTAGTATGTGGATGTTTTGGAACATCGTCTTGACTTTAGTTATAGCTCCTGCAGTGTGGGCATTTAGAGGACTTATACATGAAGTTAAACGTATTGATATACTGTTAAACAAAACTAGAGAAGAGTATGTAACACGTAAAGAAATGCGAGATGATCTAAGTCAAGTGATGGATTCTTTGCATAGGGTAGAAGACAAGCTAGATAAAATTTTGAGTAAGGATTAAACATGGCAAGTAAAACAAAAATGAAAATATCAAAGACAGGTATGGATAAGATTGCAAAACACTTTGGTTATCAGGGTGATATGGCAAAGTTTAAAGAGTACCTAGCAAGCGATCCTTCTAAACAACATCTATTAAATAGGTATTATGATAAAGCTAAAAAGTTATATGCACAAGCAGGTGGTATGGTAAGCTATCAAACAGGTGGTATGACACAACAGCAAGCTGTAGATAAACTTGCTCAAATGGGATCGTCAACTAAGGGTTCAGGGGGTGACTATTCTAATCCTGAAAGTTTTAAGAACTACACATTTAGTGATCCTGATTATCAGTATGAAGATTTTGTTAAAACTGTTAAGGCTGCAGGTGCAGGTGAAAAGAATAAGATTGCTTCAGATTTAAATACTAAACATGGTGCAGGTGCAGGGGCATTTAAGTTTGATGATATTCCGTTTGATGATAACGTTGAGACAAAGTTACCTGAAGATCAAATAGCTGTAGAAAAAGTTAACCCTATCGAAAAGCAGATGCAGGATCAAGCGACTAACCCCACACTAACTGACAGTCAAAAAATTAAACCTGAAAAGATAGCCTATGATTCTGAAACACAAGACATAAAAGAGGGAACAGGTAAATTAGATGACACTGATCCCAAGGCTACCACAACAACTGCCAACAAAGGTGATGATGTAGTTGCACCTACTGCTAAAAAAGCATCAACCTATACTGCAGATAAAAGCCAAGACGAGGTTGAGAAGGTAGATGTTACAGGTGCGACACTAGATAAAGATAAGATTAACAAGATTGATGCTGCCCAACAGGATGAAAGCTCTGTATCTAAACTAAAAGCTGAACAGGGCGAGGGCATTAAGATGGAAGATCTTGAAGAACGTAAAGTAGAAGATGGAGAAATGGTAGATGGTAGCTCTGTAGACGTAGATGCAGCTACCAAATTTGCTGAAGAAATAAAAGCAGCTCAAGGTGATCCATCAGCTAAAGCTACGTTAGCAGGGCAGTTAGAAATATTTGGTAAACAGTTTGAAAACGGCACACCTAATTACGCTAAACCTCTAATGCGAAAGCTAAGAAACAAATTGGCTGCTGAAGGTATACAAGGATCAGACATAGGCGAAGCTATGATGACAGCCCTAACTGGTCAGATGGTAGACATGGCAAAGTTTGATGCCAATACATTTGCTAAATTTGAAGGACAGAATCTTTCTAATAGACAACAACGTGCAATGTTAGCAGCTGAACAACGTGCTAGATTTATGGGTCAGAAGTTTGATCAAGACTTTCAAGCTAAAGTTGTAAACGCTGCAAAGATATCAGACATAGCAAACATGAACTTTAATGCTAAACAAACAGTAGCATTAGAGAACAGTCGTATAGCTAACACAATGAACCTTGCTAACCTAAGTAACAAGCAAGCTCTTGTAATGGCTGAAGCTGCATCATTGTCACAACTAGACATAGCTAACCTTAACAACAGACAACAGACTGCAGTACAGAATGCTCAAAACTTTTTAGCAGTAGACATGGCTAATCTAAACAATGAGCAACAGGCATCTATGCTAAAGGCACAAGGATCTATTAACGCTATACTTAGTGATACGGCTGCTAAGAATGCACAGAAACAATTCAATGCAAGTAGTGAAAATCAAGTCAATCAATTCTATGATAGCCTTTCTACTCAAGTATCACAGTTTAATACTGCACAAAATAATGCTATGGAACAGTTTAATGCAGGGCAAAAGAATGCTACAAGTAAGTTCAATACGCAGATACAAAACCAACGTGATCAATTTAATGCACAAAACTCTATGGTTATAGCACAAAGTAATGTACAATGGCGTAGAGCCATAGCTACTGGCGATACTGCCGCTATCAATAGGGCGAATGAACTTAACGCACAAGCTCTTGTAAACATGTCACAAATGGCCTATCAAAATATATGGCAACAGTATGGAGATTCAATGGAACGTGCGTGGACTTCAAGTGAGAATGAGCTTAACCGATTAACTACACTTGCAACTACAAAGATGCAGATAGAAGGTAACATGGAGATGGCAGAAGATCAAAGAAATGCTGACAGTATTGCAGCTATTGGTGGACTATTAATGGACTTTATATTTTAGAGGAGACAGACATGAGTAAGATAGCTAGATTAGCAATAAATAATCTTAATAAGACAGGGAAACTAAATGATGCCCCAACCCAAAACATAACTAAAGGTTTCATGGGAAACAAGAAACCAAAAGAAATGGACAATGATCCAACAAGCAGGGTTGCTCATTACATAAAGTTTTTAAGAAACCAACGTAAGGAGTTGTTCAATGCCGACAGTTAATGCTGAACAGATAGATAGATTTAATGCTCCCATTCCCGGTGAAATGTTAACCGCAGAACTAGGAGCTAGACCTTGGCAAAGACCTCCTCAATACTCTGAGGTTGAGGATGTGC